TCCGAACACCTTTAGCAACCGCTTTATCAGTTGTCGCAGGAAATGTTTATTCATTTGTTCCTGAAACAGTAATTCCACCAGCTGTGGTGGTTGTGCCTGATTCACCATACCTAGAATTTGAAACAATTAGCAAAACCAATATCAGAGCCAAGATCAATTTTACTATTTCAGTTGCGGTTGCCTATAACAGCAATCCGGCATCGCTCGACAACATCGAGCAATTAATTATAAGTGTTCTGGCAGTTATTCCAGTTGGATACATTGTCAGCTCGGTTGAAAGACCGACAGTTACTCAAGTTGGTGCATCAACGCTGCTAATCGCAGATGTTCGAGTATCTACCTACTACACACAAACAATATAAGGAGAAATCATGGCAACAGTCGTAATTACCGGTCGTGATGTTGGTTTATCTTTCACAGGTGGAACAGATATTCAAGCACAAGCGACTAACGCAATTCTAACCAAGGTCAATGAGCGTCAGGTTTATCAGACCATGGAAGGCGAGGCTTACAAGACCACAAACATTTCAGGAACATTCCAATTGGATATGTTGGCTGATTGGGGCAAGGCAAACTCAGTTTGCGAGGCTCTATGGGCTGCTGCTGAAACTGCACCAGATACAGATATTAGCATGACACTTACAGCTGCATCAGGAGCACAATTTGTGTTCCCAGTAAAGCCAGAGTTTCCAACTGCTGGTGGTTCAGGTGTTGATGCTCAGACAGTATCATTTACATTTACAGTATCTAAAGGCGCAGTAACCGAAACCTTTAGTTAAAAAATAAAACGGGAGCAAACAAATGAAGTTACCAATTACAATTGAATATAACTCAGGTGAGCAAGCAACTTACATTGCCCAACCACCTGAGTGGGCGAAATGGGAAAAGCAGACAGGAAACACTATTGGTCAGGCATCCGAGAAGTTGGGCATTTGGGATCTTATGTTTCTTGCTTATCATGCACATAAGCGTGAACTTGCAGGAGATAAGCCCATCAAACCAATGGATATTTGGATGGAAACAGTAGCGGATGTCATCGTTGGTGATGCAAACCCAAAAGCCATAAAGCAGGAAGCCTAAACAGGTTATTGGTCGAGTTGGCAATTGCCACTCACATTCCAATGAGTGAATGGGTTGATGCGGATGACATATTAACAGCGATCGAAGTATTGGAGGCAAGGAATGGAAAATGAAGCCATTGCATACAATAAAAAAGATCTGCGTGATATTTACAAAGCATTCAAACTTATGGATGATCAGGCTACTGAGGAAGCAAGAACGCAATCTGCTGCTTTGGCTTATTTTGCATCAGAGGAAATTAAAACAGCAGCTAGAGGACGAACAAAGGCTGGCAAGGTTGCGGAAAGAGTTGCGGACGGAGTTAGCATCTCGAAATCAAGCAAAATCGGTGAGTTCAGTTATGGTTTCGCACGACAAAAATTTTCAGGTGGGGCTACAACGCAAACCTTATGGGGTGGTATTGAGTTTGGATCTAATAAGTTCAAGCAGTTCCCTTCATATTCAGGACGGCAAGGCAGAGGTTCAAGAGGTTGGTTTATCTATCCAACCCTTCGCAGAATTCAGCCTGAATTGATTAATAAATGGGAACAGTCGTTCAATCGCATCATTAAGGAATGGGTCTAATGGCTACTGGTAATCGCACGCTTAAGTTATCAATTCTTGCCGATGTTGATGACTTAAAAAAGAAACTAGGCGATGCCGATAAAGCCGTTGAAGAAAACTCAAATAAAATTTCTGAATTTGGCAAAAAAGCAGCAGCAGCATTTGCAGTAGTTGGAGCAGCTGTCGGAGCCTATGCAATCTCAGCAATAAAGGCAGCAGCTGAGGATCAGGCATCACAAGTAAGGCTTGCCAATGCCTTGCGTAATACAGTTGCAGCAACTGATGAAGCCATTGAAGCCACAGAGCGTTGGATCGCAAGACAATCTAAGGCGACCGGTGTTACAGACGATCAATTAAGACCGGCATTAGAGCGATTAACTCGAAGCACCAAAAACATTGAGGAAGCACAAAATTTAACTAATTTAGCCTTAGATATTGCAGCTGCAAAAAATTTAGATTTGACAACTGTGGCAAATGCATTAGCCAAAGCCAACGATGGACAAACTACTGCCCTTAAGAAATTGGGTATTACTCTTGGCGATAATGCAAATAATTTGACTGAATATAACAAATTGCAAAAAGCATTGGAAAAAGCACAACTTGAAGCAAATTTTGCTTTAGAGGAATATGGCGTCAAGTCTAAAGAATATATTAGAGCCTCTGAAAAAGTAGCCGAAATCACTCAAAAGGCTAATGATGTTGCAATGGAAGGCATTGATGTATTTGGCGAATTAGGTACTCAATTTTCTGGTGCAGCATCCGAAGCAGCAGATACATTTGAAGGCAAAATGAGGCGATTAAAAATTGGAATGGATGAAGCCAAAGAAAGTCTTGGAACTGCTTTATTGCCGACAGTTGAAAAATTTATTACATTTTTGAATGACACAGGCATCCCTACCCTTGATGGATTTATTGCTGGATTAACTGGCGACAAGGGATTAAGCGCATCGTTGCAAGAAAGTCAAAAAGGTGCTGAATCATTTGGAAAAGCAATTGGCTTTGTTGTTGATATTGTTAAAGGATTTATTGGATTTATAAGGGAAGCAATCGGTTTATTGACTGAGTTTGCTAATTATGGCGTTCGAGCAATCAATATACTTAATCCCGGAAAAGATATTGCTTATATTCCAAATATATCCCCAAATGCAGCTGCTTTAGGAATGTTGGGTGCGCCATCATTACCAGCACCAACCGCTAATGTTCGTGAGGATCGACCAACTGTTGTAAATAACATTACAGTTCAATCAGTTGATTCTGAAGGTGCTGCAAGGGCTGTCACTAAAGTAATCAACCAAAGCTCATCCAGATCAGTTCCTCAACTTTACAATAACGGCATAACTAGAGCGAGATAATGTCAATCTTTACGCCTGAATATAAGCTAAGTATTAATGGTGTTGAGTACACCGATGTTGCCATTTCTGATATAGCACATCAAGCAGGGCGTGAGGATATTTATGCCCAGCCAACGCCATCTTATATTCAGATCACATTGGTTGCTTTAAATAACGAAAATTACAATTTCCAAATCAATGATGGAATAGCCTTACAGGTCAAAGACAGCACTAATGCTTTTAAGACTTTATTTGGTGGAAACATTACTGACATTACAACCGAAGTTGCATCAGCAAGTAGCATTGCCGAAACCTTTAGTTATACGATTATTGCTTTAGGATCATTGGCTAAGCTGCCTAAAGTTATTTATGACGGCACATTGGCTCGAGATGATGATGGCGACCAGATCTTTGAATTGCTTGCTGATCTATTTTTAAACAATTGGAATGAAGTGCCAGCAGCTGAAACATGGGCAGGATATGACCCAACAGTTACTTGGGCAAATGCTGAAAATTTAGGACTTGGCGAAATCGATCGCCCTGGTGTTTATGAGATTACAAATCGAGGGGCGAATCCAGATACTGTCTATAACATTGCAAGCCTTATTGCTGACAGCGCATTTGGTGTTTTGTATGAGGACAACGAAGGTCGCATTGGGTATGCCGATGCTTTACACAGACAGAATTACCTTGCAAATAATGGTTACACAGAGATTTCAGCCAACACAGCCTTTGGAGCAGGATTAAAGGTTTTGACTAGGGGCGCAGATGTCCGAAACGATGTATTCCTAAATTACGGAAACAACTTTGGTTCACAAGTAAGCGCAATTGATTTAGACAGTATTGAGGTATTTGGTTACCGAGGCGAAACGATCAATACAGTCTTGCACGATGCCACCGATGCTCAATCTGTCGCTAATCGGTTTATATCTTTAAGATCCTATCCAAGAGCCTTATTTGACAGTATTACATTTCCATTGACCAACTCAGCCATTGATGATGCAGACCGAGATGCCTTGCTTGGGATCTTTATTGGTCAGCCGATGCGAATAACAGACTTGCCGGTTCAGATAGCCCCATCAGGACAGTTTGAGGGTTATGTAGAAGGCTGGCGTTGGAGCACTAGATTCAACGAATTATTTTTAACCATAAATTTGAGTCCGATCGAGTTCTCCCAAGTTGCAGTTCAATGGGAACAAGTATCAGCCTCAGAGGCTTGGAACACTCTAAGTGGTACACTTACATGGGAAAATGCGATTGGAGCAGTAGCCTAATATGGCAAACACTACGAACTATAATTGGGAAACACCGGACGACACAGATCTGGTTAAGGATGGCGCAGCTGCTATTCGCACGCTTGGTTCATCTATTGATACAACCACAAAAGCCTTAAATCCATCTACAACTCTTGGTGATATTGAATATAGATCATCAACAGCAAACACAAATGCAAGACTTGCTATTGGAACAAATGGTCAAATCTTAGGTGTATCTAGTGGCGTGCCAGCATGGATCAACAACGATCAAGGTGATATTACTGAAGTGCAAGCAGGAACAGGAATTTCTGTTGCATCAGGAACAGGACCAATTCCAGTTGTCACTAATACAGTTGCAACAGCCTTTGACGCTAAAGGTGATTTAATTGGTGGTACTGGCGCAGATACATTTGCAAGATTAGCGGTAGGCGCAAACGACACAGTTTTAACAGCTGATTCCTCAACAGCAACAGGGTTAAAATGGGCTGCACCTGCTAGTGGTGGTGGTATGACTTTGATTAATAGTGGTGGAACTGCATTATCTGGCACATCTACGCAAATTTCATCAATACCAGATACATATAATGATTTGATTGTTTATATTGTAGATTTTAATTGTGCCACAAATCCTTCTCCTTGTCGTATTACAATTAATAACGATACAACCGCAGCAAATTATCAGCAGTATGTTAATAGAGGTAGTGGCTCAACTGATGGCAGTTATGTTGATAATGCCACTAGTGGTATGGATGTAACTGGGTATGCAGCGGTTGCGGGAGATAACAATAATTTTGCTACTGTTTATTTTGCAAATTATGCTAATACTGTTAGTAGAAAAGTGGCAAATTCAATGGCTGGTTTTCAGGCTAATACCTCACCAGCAAGTAGAGCCGTAACTAATAATACTACTGCTTACAATGCAAGCACTTTGAAAATAACTTCTTTAGAAATTAGATGTCCTGATTCTACTGGTTGGGCTGGCGGAACTGTCTATGTATATGGGGTGAAATAATGACTAAACCAACAATAAGAATATATGATTGCGAAACTGGCGAAACGATTGATAGGGAAATGAATGATGTTGAGTTTGCTCAATATCAAACAGAGAAAGAAACAGCATTACAACGAGAAGCCGAAGCCGAAACAAAGGCTCAGGCTAAGGCTGAGTTACTTGAGCGTTTAGGCATTACTGCCGATGAGGCTAAATTACTCTTAGCATAATCTTGAGGAATTGTGCCGATGAAACCCTACCTATCTAAAGCAGCTGTGCAATTACGGGAGCAGATCGATGATTCCTTCCCAGAGCGTAGCCGTAAATCTGATGGGTGGATTGGTGATGCTAGACATAGCACACGAAAGAGCGATCACAACCCAGACACAAATGGATGCGTGCGAGCAATTGATATTGACGCTCGGCTTTCTGACGACAAAGGGCTTTCAGCATATTTGGCAGATCAAATTCGATCATACGGGAAAACCAATGGTCGCATCAGTTATGTAATCCATCAATCAAAAATTGCATCACCTTTACTTGCATGGCGTTGGCGTAAATATAAGGGCAATCCTCATAACCATCATATCCATGTAAGTTTCAAGAAAGATCAAGATAAGAATTCTGAGTTTTTTAACATCCCACTACTAGGAGGCAAGGCATGAAACTATCAAATAAACACAAGGCAGCAATTAAGTCTTATTTAAGAGCTGTGGCTGCTTCCGGTATTACTGTCTTGTTGGCAATTGTTGCTGACATCCGACCAGAGTTTGCAATCCTTGCTGGAGCATTGGTTGCACCTGTTGCTAAGGCACTTGATCCAAAGTCCGGCAAAGAAGCTGATTATGGACTTAATGCGAAATGACAGCCAACGAATGGGTTGGTATAGCCGTTGGCGTATCCGCCGTATCTACAAGTTTATTGCTGGGTCTGCGCTGGGTTATTAAATCCTACTTACAAGAATTGAAACCCAATTCTGGAAGTTCAATCAAGGATCAAATTACAAGATTAGAACAGCGTGTCGATGATCTGTTTGTCTTAATCAGTAAGCGATAATTTTTGTCATGGCGAACACTCGAAAACCTATCAAACGCAAAAAGATCAATCGTCGTGTCGTTCGCCAATCTCCTGAACCATTATCAAAGATCGATCAGCATTACACGGCTCTGCACGAATGCTACAAAGCAGCTAGAAAAGCAGGATTCACACCTGAGCACGCTTTTTGGTTGATGACTGAACACAAGACTTTCCCTGATTGGATTGTGGGCGATGGTGGGATCATCCCATCAATAGATCCAACTGACGATGAGGATGACGATTAAGCGCATAGCGTTTGTGAGTGACCTGCAAGTTCCTTTTTTTGATGAGAAAGCCACTAAATCCGTCGGCCGTTTTTTAGCCAAATGGAAACCGCACCGCACTATTTGCATTGGTGATGAAATTGATTTACCACAGCTTGGCGGTTTTAATGCCGGAACTATTGATGAGATGGTTGGCAACATCCATGAGGATCGATTACTTACTCAACAAGTATTAACCTACTTAGGTGTAACCGATGTACTTGGATCTAATCATGGAATTAGGCTTTACCGATCTATTAAGAAACGATTGCCTAGCTTCTTAAATTTGCCAGAGATGCAGTATGAGAAGTTTTTGGGCTATGACAAACTAGGCATCAAATTCCATCCCTACGGATTAGATTGGGCGCATGGCTGGACTGCCGTCCATGGCGATGCTTTTCCCCTATCTCAAGTACCGGGTCAAACGGCCTTAAATGGGGCTAGGAGGCTAGGAAAGAGCGTAATATGTGGTCACACCCATAGATTAGGGGTTTCGGCCTTCACAGAGGCTTCTAGAGGCCATTTAGGGCGTACTGTGTGGGGCGTTGAGGTTGGCAATTTAGTAGATTTAAGCAGTTCAGGCATGGCTTACACAAGAGGCTACGCAAACTGGCAAACTGGCTTTGTTGTTGCCTATGTAAAGGATCGTAAAGTTCAGGTTATTCCTATCCCAATTAACCCAGATGGCAGCTTCATATTTGAGGGTAAGGTCTATGGGGCGTGAAACCGATTATCACGAACGCACGATTGATGACCATATCGATGATTTTGAGGATATTAGCGTTATCTAATCGTTATACAACACTCCGAAAGAAAATAACCAAGCGTCCTTGATTTAGGTCATACTTTCTGTATCCACACGAACGCTGTGGGTAAAGGGAGCAGTATGAAAATCAACGGAATCACCATTTTATGGTT